TCAAGCTATGCCAATCGCAACAACAAAATTTGATTTAATAGATCGTATTCTTTTAATCGTTATCGTGCTATGTGGGTGTTTGAACTTTGCTCCGGATCCTTTAGGGATTATCGCTCTCTTGATTGGGTATCTTTTACTCTTCATTCTCGCATCTCGATGGGCTAATGATTAGTATATGAAGATAGACTTGTACGAACTAAAGAACCTTTTGCATGATACCGCTCAGATTGCGGTAACGTCTACATTGGTTGCAAAAGGGGATTTGTCTCCTACTCTTTCTAAACGAGAAGCCTATCGAGTCTACGGAGAAGGAGTCGTAAAGCGATGGATCGAGGAGGGTCTCCTAACCGTCCGAAAGGATGGAAATAATACGTCGAAATGCCGAATCTCCCGGTTGGAGATAGAGGCTCTTTCGATAGCTAACAACAGAATATCATATTTAACAACGGCCGAAAGGCATAACAAGAAACAGCATGGAACTAGAAGTATTACAAACGGGCGCCTTGTCCGAATTAAACAGATCAGAGATCGACATTCAGATCGCAACGGCTAAACAGTATCCGAGAGATCTCAAAAAGGTATTAGGTAATATCCGGGCCCTCGCTACTATGGACGAGGAAACGGCCGAGGATTGTTTCTACGCTCTTAAAAGAGGTTACGGTAACGATGCCTCATTGATCGAGGGGCTTTCCGTTCGTCTAGCGGAGATTTTTGCATCCAGTTGGGGAAACCTTCGTGTTCAGACTCGTATTATCGGGAATGACGGGAAAACTATCACGGCTCAGGGTGTTTGTCACGATCTCGAAACAAACGTTGCTGTATGTACCGAGGTAAAGCGCCGGATCACCAACAAGCTAGGGCAGACTTTCTCCGAGGATATGCAAGTCGTTACCGGTAACGCCGCAAGTGCGATCGCATTCCGTAACGCTATCTTTAAAGTGATTCCGAAAGCCTATACAAAGAAGGTGATCGAGGAGATCAAACAGGTTGCTCTCGGGGAGGCCAACAATCACGAAATGAAACGCCAGTCTACAATCAAGTGGTTCGAGGCCCGAGGTGTAGCATTAGACGAGATCCTCCAATATATCGAGGCCGATTGTGTCGAGAGTATCGACGCAGAGAAACTCCTTACCCTCCGTGCGACTTGTACGGCGATCAAAGAGGGAACGACGACGATACAGGAAACTTTCAAGGCGAAAAAGAACGACTCTGCTGCCTATGCAGATTCCCTAAAGAATAAAGCTACGACGGCTAATCCTCCGGCTCAGGAGCAAACGTCCCAGGCTTCCGATACTCCCGCAAATAAGGCCCGTACAGCCGCAAACAAAGCAACAATAAAGAAATAATATTATTTATCAACCGGGAGGAGCGATCCTCCCACAATCGTAACAACAAATTATGGATACAAACAAAGTAAATCAGAATGAACAGACACCCGAACTATCGGAGTTTTTGAATGAGGCCCGTCAAAAGGCGAAAGAATTGTTAGACCTCGTACCGGTAGGAAGTAGAGAGGTTGGGATTATTGTTATCGCAGCTGAAAACATTGATAACGGGGAAAAAAACAATGTGACTAGTGTCGTCGCTATAAATGGTTATGGCGAGGTATTAAAAAACGGACTCCGCTCCGCTTTGGATAATAAAGAGCAACCTTTCAAATCGCTAGTTTTGGCGGCTATGAAAGAAGAATTAGTTGAACGATTAATAACAAATAACTAGGAGGATACAATTATGAAATATCAAGCAACTGCAAAACCGATTAAGATCGAGAACGTATCGCACGATCAGTGGCTCGAAAACAGAAAGTCGGGGATCGGATCCTCGGAGATCGCTACGATCGTAGGACTCAACCCGTATGAGACTCCTTATCAACTTTGGTTAAGAAAAACAGGGCAGGTTCCACCGAAAGAGGAGAACTTCTTCATGAAAGCCGGTCACTACCTCGAGGATGCCGTCGCCCGTTTCTATGAGGACGAGAGCGGTCGTAAAGTAATCAACCGTTCCGCCGCAGAGGATATTTATATACACCCTAATTTTGAGTGGGCCCGGGTATCTCCCGACCGTATGTTTTGGAGAGACGCTAAAAGATCCGGGGATAATAAAGGTATCCTCGAATGTAAGACTACTCAAATGACCGTTGATGGAGATAACCTTCCTCCGTATTGGTTTACTCAGGTCCAGTATCAACTAGGCGTAATGGCCCGGGAAAACGGTTCTCTTGCATGGCTATCGGCCGGACGATCTTTTGATTACCGGGATATAGTTCTTGTTCCGGATTATTTCGAGTGGCTCATGGAAGAGGGAGAAAAGTTCTATATCGACAATATCCTCGGAGGAAAAGAACCCTCGTTATCCAATGCGGACGATGTACTCCTCAAATATCCGACTCATACCGTTGGGGCTTTTGTCGAGGCTCCCGGAGATCTAGCTAACGAGATCGAAAGCCTTAAAAAGATCAAGGCAAAAATAAAAGAACTCGAAGATGATAAAGACCGCATCGAGGGAGCCGTTAAACTGACGATCGGAGAGGCTGAGTCCCTTAATTTTTGCGGGTCCGTACTCGCCACCTACAAAGCTCCCAAAGCCGGTACGAAGTTCGACGAGAAAGCCTTCAAATCGGCTCATTCGGATCTATATAGTGAATACTCGAAAGAGGTTCAAGGGGCACGCCGCCTCTTGATTAAATAGAGGCTATATGTATGTATCAGTTATCGAACAAAAACCGAGAGGCGATCCTAGATTACCTCTCGATTCTAAAGGAAAAGATCCAGCCACCTCCCGGAGAAAGGCTGAATAATAATGAATATAATTTTGATAGAAGATTGTCGCTTTTTATCAAAAAAATACACCGATTAAAACAAATAAAATGATGCACAACTGGTTTCAATGTAACGTTAATTTCGAGAAAATGCTCGAAAACGGAATGCAAAAAAAAGTGACGGAACCTTACCTCGTTGATGCGCTTTCTTTTACAGAAGCAGAGGCAAGAATTATCGAAGAAATTCGCCCGTTTATTACCGGAGAATTTACAGTTTCCGATATAAAAAGAGCTCGTCTTTCTGAGATATTTTTCAACGAAAACGGAGATCGTTACTATAAGGTTAAAGTTTACTTTATTACGCTTGACGAGAAGAGCGGAGCGGAGAAAAGAACGGCCGCACAAATGCTCTCCCAGGCTTGCACGCTGAAAGAGGCTATTGCCGTCCTCGAGGAGGGCATGAAAGGCACGATGGCCGATTATAGGATCGCCTCCGTTACGGAGACTCAGCTTATGGATATTTTCCCGTTTGACGCAAGTCAGGTCCCGGCGGAGAAGGAGGAGAAAGTCGCAGGGAAAGAAAACTAATTTAACCGGGAGGAGGGTTTCGGCCTTTCTCCCCAAAAAAATGCAGAGATATGGCTTATCGCTTTACGGATACAGGCAAATGGTCGGATAGTTGGTTTATCGAACTCAGTCCTACCGCAAAATTACTATTCATGTACATTTGTGATAATTGCGACGTTGCGGGATTTTTTGAGATCTCACCTAGAAAGATCGCTTTTGATACGGGTATAGATACAAGGGGCTTGCAAGAGGCTTTAAAGGAGCTTGCAAGGGGCTTGATTTATAGCCACGACGGAACAATCGTTTTCTTGAAGAACTTTGTTAAGCATCAAAAGAATATCCCACTAAATCACGCAAATAAAGCGCATAGGGGCGTTATTAAGCGTCTGAAACTGTATGCGGATAAGTTTGATTTGAAACTGTTGAGCGAAGCGATAAAGGACGATGTTTTGGCCTTATTCGATGTCGATTACATAGAGGGAAAAAATGAAGAAAAAACAGAAGAAAAACCCGAAGGGGCTTTAAAGGGGGATAGAAGCCCCTTCGAAGGGGCTACAAAGGGGCTAGCAAGCCCCACAGGTATAGGTAAAGGTAAACCTTTCCCTTCTTTCTCTCTTAATGAAGCTAACTCTATAGGAGAGAATATAGGGGGTATGGGGGAAAAAGGAGAGGATGAAAAAAGTCAAACGCCTGTTTCCGGCTTATCTGATCCTGGTCTTGATCCCGATTCGGAAAAAACTCCCGCCGAAGTCGTTGAGGCTATCGAGGAGGTTGATCCATTTACGGACTTTGAGGAGTGGATAGACAAAAACGCTCCCCGGGTCGCAAAGATGAAAGAGCCTTTTACCCGAAAAGAGTACGAGCGCCTTTTTGCGGAGTATTCCCCGGACGAGATTTACGCCACAATCAAAGCGATGCACAACTGGACTCCTCTCACGAAGAAAAATCAATCCGCAAACCTTACGTGTCGGGATTGGCTACGGAGGGATAACAAAGGGCCGACAAAGGGGAGCAAGGCACAACCGGGATCAAAAGGCTATCTCGACCGAATGAACGAGACAATTACCGGAGCATTGGCGAAGGACGACGGAAAATTTAAACTCTGATTTGCGATATGGAAGATTTAACGGCAATCAAAGAGGCTCTTTCAACGCCTCGGGTCAAGGACATGAAGCCCGTCGAGCTATACAACCAGCTTGTTACCTCAATCGGCTACGTTTTTGCCCTTAAATCGACGGAAACCGAACCGGATAAGATACAGTTTATGGCTAGAGAGCTCGCAAAGGCCGTTCTCGTTCGATTTCCGGGACTTTCTATAGGCGAGATAGGTGTTTCCTTGGACAAAGGTGTAAAACGCGACTACGGCGATTATTTCGGCCTAAACGTCGTTACCTTTTTGGACTGGATCCGGAGTTATCACTACTCAACGGAGCGAAAAGAGGCCTTAGCACAAAAAAAAGTCTTGGCATTACCTCCCGTATCAGCTCCTAGTTCCGAGACGCTGGAAAGAAGGAGACGAGATAACGCTTGTTTGACTTTTGAGAAATTCCGACAAAGCAAATGCCTGATAGGAGATCCGACTTTCTTGTATGCCTATCTCGAGGATAAAGGGATAATCGATCTCTCACGTTCGGAGAAGCTCGAAATTTACGAGGAAGCGAAGAGGGTAGTAACAGGAACGAAGTCCAACGAGAGGATAGAAACACGGTCGAATAAAATCACAAATCAGGCGATTGATTCATACGACGATATTGTCCGGTTTCGGATTGGAAACGATTTTAAAAGCCGAGCGGTAGCAGAAGCGAAAAGTATCTCTATTATCCGGTTATTCAATAGGCTAATTTCAGAAAATAAAACTATAAACGATTTACTACAATGAGCAGCAACAACAAAAAAAATGAGACAAGTTCAATCGACTTAAAAAAGGAAATTAGAACTTTTAATTTCGGAAGAGTTTCCGGTCTGAATAAGATCGAAGTTATTAACAAGTTTTCTTCGGCAAATGAGGAGATAAAAAATCTCAATCTCCGACCGGTTAATCCGCTGAAATGGGTTCCGTATTGGATGCCTCCCTTTCTCCGGATTCTGATCGAGATAATCATGCTTCTTACCTGTAGGGCTATATACGTCCAAAAGGACCGGGTTAATTCCTTGTTGGTAAAGACCGCTAAAAAACTTTGGTTCGCAATGATTTATCAGAACGATTTGCACGAAATGAACGCATTGAAAACAAACGAGATAGTTCAAAAGCGAAAAGAGTTTGTTACCTCATTCCTAAAGGACATAAAGATTCGTTTCGAGAGAGGGGACAAAAGGGCCTCTGAAATAATGAAAATCGCACTCGAAAACGGTATCAGTTGGAGAAATCAAGAAATGATAGTCGCCGGAGACTATTTTCCCGCAAATGGGTATCTGTATATTTGGCAATCCGAGAAGGACGGAAACCTTTATTTCGCTCATGGAGGGGGCAGACAGTATTTTGAGCAGTCCGGAGAAAAGGAGGTCTCGGCGGATACAGTCCTCACGGCTTACGCTATGTTGAACAGAGTATTAACCAATATCGAAAAGAAGTATGCCACGGAAACCCAAAGATAAGAGCAACGAGTATGGTTTTGGATCCAAGCCGGAGCGGAACGCAAAGGAGGGAGCCATATTCGCAGAGGAAACGCTTAATGCCCGAGATAAGGCTCTCCGGTTGCTTGAAGAGGTTAAGAAAAGGGACGAGAGCAAGGTCCCGGTTCAGGTTAAGCCGGGAACATGGATCTTGATCCCTGTTGGAGCTAATAAAGCGAACGTTATCAGGCGTTTTAAAGAAAAGATAGGGATTAAAGATAAGTAAATCAAAATATCATGATAGCAGTAGGATCGAAATTTATTGTTCACTGGAAAGGGCATGAAAGTTGTTATGAAGGTCGAGTTTATCAGGTAAAATCAATCTATAAGAATTGCACTTGTGCGAAACCGAATTACTGGTATTTGGGGGAGGAGCAGGTTCCGAGAAGATCGCACATTCATTTAACGGCCAAAATGATAGAATGTCCTTATGAGGGAATCGAAAAAGACGGGTATAGTTTTGGCGCTATGGACGAAACAACTCTTATCGATTTGGAGGATTCAACATACTGGATCGAAGTCATAAGCTCGGCCGGTTGTCAATTGTCAATTTTTTAAATATCAAATAAATAAAACTATGCAATCGCAACAACAAAAAAAGAAAAACAAAGTCTCTGTACAGTTTAACCGGAGACAGCAACGGGCCGCAAAAGCGAAAGAAAAGGCTCAGGAGGCCGTAAATATTTATGACGAGTATCAACAACGTGTACAGGCAAGGGAAAAGGCTGTCGATAGTATTTTTAATGAACATAGAGCTCTTATTATCGCTTCGACCTATAATATCCTATTTTCTATTAAGATCGCAGCTAACGCAGTCTATAACCTGCCCGAGAGCTTGGAGGAGGACGGACTCTTTAAGCAAAACATCAAGGGAAAGACAAAAGCCCTTATTAATGCTACGAAGAATTTCGAGAGAATGACTTACTCCGTCTATGGAGATAAGGCAAAGTTCCTCGAGGAGTCTGTCGGTCGGATCGTCGACGAGATCAATCTCGATATAGAGAAAATCTTTTGGTCTATTAAGCAATACCTCGATAAGAACCGTATCGAAAGATCTACGGCGATCTCCCGTATTGAGCAAGCTCGGGCCTTAATTGGTTTATCAGTCGAGATTCATAAGGCCCGGATCCGGAAACTACACTCTATTAACCCGGATCTCCCATCTATGGCATATCTCCGTATGGATAAGCCTTTAAAGTTTATCGACGATCTCTCTCAGGACCTTTGTCGGGGTATTGGCAAGGTCGTAAACCTGAACGACGATGCAAATTGTCGGCTTTCTGTCGCTGTCCTGGATCAAAAACTAGCAGACGAGGAACGTATCGCAAGAGCAATAGAACTAACACTTTAGGCTTTAATAAAATGGAAAACAGCGAGGTTAAAGTACTCTTTTGTCTAGTTATATTCTCCGTATTGGCTTTTATCCTTTGTTGGGTGAGCCGTACGGAGGCCCTCCTAATGATGATAGCGGATATTTTGTCTTATATCTTACTTGTAATGAATCGAATATATAATACGATAAAAAAATGAAACCGATTGAATTTAAAGAGCAAAACACCGTATTTGGAGAGGGACAAAAGGAGTACCTCCCTCTCCCAGCTTATCTTGACGATGGGCCTTACGGTCATGTCGTTAGTTGTTGGAAACTCTCGATTAAGGAAAGGTTCCTAGTCTTATTGTATGGGCGTGTTTGGTTGTCTCAAATGTGCTTCCATAAACCTTTGCAACCTCAATTAGTGGCGGCGGATAAACATGAGTTAAAGGGGCTTGCTAGGTCCTTCGTTGGGGCTATCAAGGGGCTATCAAGGGGCTTCAAAGGGGCTTTGAAAAAATTATCAACAAAAATATATGCCTTATGTATGGAATGGTAAGATCCTGCAAGTATTGTGCAGACAACAACCGGTGCGACTACCGTAAAACAGTTCAGGAAGTATTCAAGACGTTACGACTTGAAGCTACAGCAGTAATCAATTGCAAACGGGTACGGCCCTATTACGAGATCGGAGATCCAATCGTCTTTCTAGCTTGGAAGGGATCCGGAGAGGTCCCGGAAGATGATAAGGATGTTATTTGCGGAACCCTCGTCGATTTATTGAAAGATCGTAACGGGCATGCTCGGACATACGTCGTGAAGGTTCCTCGCTATAATAGCGAGTACTTTGTCGATGGAAATAACCAGTATTGGCTCGATCCTTCCGAGGCCTTAAAGCAATATCCCGAGAGTGAGCTTTCCTCAAATGAAATTTTAGTTTTTGTCAAATATATGAATATTCAGAGGAAAGATGAGGCAGATTAAAAAGAAGCCGGAGCCGACGGCCGATCTTTTTACAAGGTTGGTTAAATCGGATCTCCGGCTCGAGTGTGTAAAAGAATTGCGATTTTATCCTAGTCGTCGATGGCGCTTTGATTACGCTCTTCCGGAGGTTAAGATTGCTATCGAAGTGGAGGGAGGCGTTTACACCCAGGGGAGACATACCCGGCCTCTCGGCTTTCTCGGTGATATGGAAAAGTACAATACCGCAACATCTCTCGGTTGGAGGTTGCTCCGGGTTACTCCGGATACACTTTTATCACGTACAACGTTGGATCTGATACGTTCAACTTTACAGAGTAAATGATTTTTTTATCAATTAATGCGTCTATTGGACGCAATTGCGTACATTTGTGTACAAAGAAAAGTCTATGAAAACAAAACAATTGCACATAACTAGACTACGTGTCAACGAGAATAATCCGAGACAGATTAAAGAGGAGCGGTTTAACAAACTGATCTCTTCTTTGATCGTATTTCCTAAAATGTTGGAATTACGTCCGATTACGGTCGATCAGGATCTTATCGCACTCGGTGGAAATATGCGTTTCCGTGGCCTCATGGCTATTTTGGATATGTCCGTTAACGAGATTCGGGATATAATCGAAAAGTCCCGGAAAATGATTAATAAGCCTCAATCTGAGCGTGACGAATTACTCGAGTATTGGCTTGACTGGAAAAAAGATCCTGTCGTTAAGGTTGGGGACGCATCGGATCTAACCGAGGAGGAGCGCCGGGAATTTATCGCAAAGGATAATATCGAATATGGAGAATGGGATAATGACGAACTGGCGAATAAGTGGGACAATGAGGATCTTATCGAATGGGGAGTTGATGTATGGTCCGATGATAGCGATTACTCGGAGAAAAACAAGGAGATCAACGTCGGTGATATAAATGACGAGGTAACGCTAAAATTGAAGTATTCGGAAGGTGTCTATAACCGAGTAAAGGCGAAACTCTCTGAGCTTGCCGGTACACCGGAGGAGGCCCTCCTTAAATTGCTAGGACTATGAACCGAGTAAAGCCTTTTTCATTTGATACGATCGGCGATTTTGACAATCATATTTCCTGTTCAATAACCGGCTATGAGGTTCTACATTCGTTGATCGTAAATATTTCCTCCTTCTTTATCAAAAAGGGGACGGTTCCGGTAGATCTTGGATGCACTTCCGGGAAGCTCGTTAAATCCCTACAAGAAAAATACGATTGTAGGGCGATAGGGTTCGATATTACCGGAGCGAATTTTCTCCCGGATCTCGATCTCCGAGTACAGGATATAACCTCTCCGGAGTTTCAGATCCCGAGGACAAATCTCGCGTATTCTATTTTTACCCTGCAGTTTCTTGATGTACGGGACCGGCTCCCTCTTTTGCAAAAGATATTTGATGCTCTTGATAAAAACGGGGCTCTTATCTGTTGTGAGAAAGAAGTTGCTCCAAATGGGATCATTCAAGAGGTTTTTACCTTCTCTAACTACTCGAATAAGCTCCGGCAGTTTACACCCGAGGAGATCCTCTCCAAAGAGTTTGATCTCCGTAAGATTATGAATTGCCTCGAGCCTTCCGACAACAACAAACTACTCTATGATGCGGGCTTTCGTATTGTAGAGCCGTTTTTTCAATCACTTAATTTTAAGGGCTATATATGCATAAAGTAAAAGAGAATATATTCCCGTTAGAATGGAGGCTTTCGGATCCTCTCGTCGTTTCATATCACGGTAAAAAAGTGTTCGGTACGTTCGTTTGTGGAGGCGGTAGTACGATGGGATACAAGCTCGCCGGTTACGATCACCTCGGAGGGGTTGAGTTTACCGAGCACTACTCGAGGGTGTATCGGGCAAATCATCACCCGAAATATTTTTACGAGGAGGATATACGAGAGTTCAACAAACGGACGGACCTCCCGGCTGAATTGTATCAACTGGATCTACTCGACGGATCTCCTCCCTGTGCTGCCTTTTCTACCTCCGGAGCCCGAGAAAGACTTTGGGGAAAGGTCTCGGAGTACGAAGGAAAAAAGCAGGTTAAGGACGATCTAGTCTACGTTTATGCCGAAACAATAGAGAAGCTCCGGCCGAAAGTATTCCTCTTAGAGAACGTCTCAGGACTGGCGAAAGGGAACGCAAAGGTTTATTTGAAAAACGTCGTAAACCGGTTATCCTCGGATTACACAATACAAGTTTTTCTTTTGTATGCCGCATCTATGGGGATCCCGCAGATCCGGAACCGTATTTTCATTATTGGACTACGGAAAGATTACAATCTCCCGGCGCTTGATATGTCTTTCGCTTGCCCTCAGGTAAATTTCGATATAACCCGGAAGTATTGGAACCATCCTAGTAACTCCGAGTACAGTATCGAAAAATATGCTATCGGTCCGGAATGGGATAACGTGAAAGTAGGAGAGAAGTCGAGCCGGTTTTTTAATCTCCACAAGCCGCACCCGGGTAAACCTTGCTTTACGATAACGGAGTCCTCGAGCGGATTGTCTACGGCCTCGGTTGTTCATCCTTTCCAAAAGAGAAAGCTCAACGGGGAGGAGGTCCGGCTCCTTTGTACGTTCCCGCTGGATTATGATTTTCTCGATCAGGTCCCGGTTACCGTAATGGGGCGTTCTGTCCTTCCGGTAATGATGGCAAATATTAGCCATCAGATTTATTTACAATGGTTATCAAAGATAGATTGATATGCAAGGAGGAGAAAAACAACAGGCTTATGAGTCACGTCGAAAACAAAAGGAGGCCCGGCTCGTAATCGTTTCGGAATTGTATTCGAAAGGAAAGAGTTTCCGGGAAATACGGTCTGAGGTTATCCGTCGGCTGGATTTGGGCTCGTATAGCCTTAAAACAGTTCATGATGATATAGAAACACTCCTCAAACAGTGGCGGTCTGAAAGGCTCGATAAGACGGATCAAGCGGTTACTCTCTTTCTCGAGCGCAATCGGCAGCATTATGAGGAGGCCCGGCTCGAGTGGGATCGATCTCGAAAGGATCGCTACCGGACCGATACAAAACGCAAAGGAGTCCCTATCGGTAAAAAGGGGGGAAAAGGGGATACTGATAACCCGGCCGATATTATTACCGTAATGCGTGAGGAGAAAAAGATTCAGGAGCTAGGAGAGGGAGATCCTCGCTATATGGAACTTATGATTAAATGCGAGGAACAGAGAGCAAAGCTCCTCGGACTCTATGCTCCGGAAAAAAAGGAGTTAACAGGTCCGAAAGGAGCTCCTCTTTCCTCCAATGAAGGAATGACGAGAGAAGAAATCGAAAAAGAACTAGAGAAGATCCGGAAAGCCAGGAATGATTAAAGAGTCTGATATATTACGGGAGTTGAGGCTAGAGAGAGAGTTGTTTAAGATAGACGCAAAGGATAGATTCCGTGTCTTTTTGAATTACTCAAACCCGCTTTATGCTCGTACGTGGTATCATACTTTGATCGCAAATTACTGCCAAAAGGTTTTAGAGGGAGAAATTCGCAATTTGATGGTTTTCGTACCTCCCCAACACGGCAAATCGGAGATCGTCTCTCGTAACTTCCCGGCGTGGGCGCTAGGCAAATGCCCGGATCTAAAAATTGTCGGATCTTCATACTCGGCCGATCTCGCTCAACAGTTCTCGAGATCCATTCAAAGGACGATAGACTCTCCGGAGTATCACGATCTTTTCCCGGAGACATATCTTAACGGATCCAACGTCCGGACAAATGCAAAAGAGGGATATATCCGGAATGTAGATCTATTTGAGATTGTAGGGCATAGGGGATTTTATAAAGCTGTCGGAGTCTGCGGAGGCTTGACCGGAACGCCGGTCGATATAGGTATTATCGACGATCCTGTAAAAGACGCGATTGAGGCCTATTCCGAGACTTATAGAGCTCGTGTCTGGGATTGGTATGTAAATGTATTCCTTACCCGCTTACATAACGACTCGAGGCAAATTTTCATTATGACCCGTTGGCACGACGATGATTTAGCGGGTCGGCTATTGAAGAAAGAACCTGAGAAATGGACCGTTCTCCGGATTCCGGCGATAAGGGAGAGCCTAGACGATGGTAATACGTCGGATCCTCGTTCTGTTGGTGAGGCTTTGTGGCCCGAGAAGCATTCTATCGAGAGGCTTAGGGAGGCGGAGGGTAGATCTCCCCGAACTTTTGCCTCTCTATATCAGCAGAGACCGAGTATCGACGGAGGTAATATCGTCAAAAAAGAATGGTTTAAACATATCTCTAGGGCTGAGTTTGAACGAATGAGGCAATATGAGCCGATTCACTTCTTTTGTGATACGGCCTATACGGAGAAGAGCGTAAACGACCCTACCGGCGTTATAGGGGTATGCAAAATCGGATTTAACCTTTACGTTGTTTGCGGTAAAAAGGTTCGTCTCCCGTTTCCGGATCTCCTCGCATGGCTCCCAAAGTGGATTATAGAGAACGGTTATGGATCCGATAGTACGCTTAGGATAGAGCCTAAAGCCTCGGGAATATCACTTATACAGGCTATTGAGCGGGAGACTGGGATTAACGTTACTAGGACTCCGACTCCAACCGAGAGCAAGGAAACCCGGTTAAACGTCGTTTCCCCTACTATCGAATGCGGTCGGGTTTATGTGATCGACGATTATTTTGCCGATGAGTTTATCGAGGAAATTTGCGGTTTCCCGGCAAAGCCTCACGACGAATATGTCGATGTACTATGTTATGCAATAGATTATTATAACAACAAAGAGGACGGAGCACAAGACGACCTCGGAGATTATTTCGATTAAAAATATAAGCTATGGATTTATCAAAAGTATTAGAAGGTAAAACACCGGCTCAACAGATTACAACCCTGAAAAGTCGTCGTAACTGTGCGCCCGCTCCCAATGTAAAGAAATTGTCCGCTCAATATAATCCGGACGGTCACAAAATCAATGACCGGATATACCGGCCCGATAAACCGATAAAAGAGGAACGTACTATTGTATCCGGAGGAGTAAAAAAAACCGAAAAAATAATAGTCCGATATGAGGAGGTTAACAGGGCTGTTATTGCATTGCAGAAAAAAATTGTATCAACTGCGGTTTCTTTCCTTTTTGCGAATCCGGTAACATTATCAACCGGAAGAGATAAGAAATCGGCGGAGATCCTTAAAATTATCGATCTGATCCTTACAAAGAATAAGATCAATAGTTTTAACCGTCGCCTGGCCCGGGCTGTTTTTTCCTACAAAGAAGCGGCAGAGTATTGGTATCCGATTACATTATCGGCATCTAGTAATGAATACGGGTTTGAGTCAAAACACAAGCTCCGGTCGGTTATTTGGTCTCCGGGAAAGGGAGACGAGTTATACCCTCTTTTTGACGAGCACGGGGATATGATCGCTTTTTCTCGCCAATACTATACGGACGATGAGCAAGGTAAGGAACATGCCTATTTTGATACCTATACGGCCGATTATTTCCTGCATTACGAAAAGGCTGGGGGCGGTCAATGGGAGCAAATCGGGGAGGCTATCGAAAACCCAATAGGTAAGATCCCTGTCGTTTATGTATCACAGGAACAAACCGAGTGGGAAGACGTTCAGCCTCTTATTGAAAGGCTGGAAAAGGCCCTCTCTAATGCCGGTGATACGAATGATTATCACTCGTCACCTAAGATATTTGTTAATGGAAAAATTCTAGGTTGGGCTAAAAAAGGTGAGAGCGGAGCCGTTATCGAAGGGGAAAAGGATACGAAAGCGGAATATCTATCCTGGGATCATGCTCCGGAAGGTGTTAAGTTCGAATTTGAGGTATTACTTCGCTTAATCTACTCTTTGACTCAGACTCCGGATATATCTTTCGAGTCGGTGAAAGGTCTCGGTAATATTTCCGGCGTTGCCCTCAAACTTTTATTCATGGACGCTCACCTCAAATGTTACGATAAGATCGAGACTTTCGAGGACGTGATTCTACGGCGTTTATCGATCGTTAGATCCTATATGGGGGTAATGAATAATTCTCTCAAAAAAAGCGCTGAGGAGGTAAATATTAAACCGAAATTCACTCCGTTTATGATCGATGATAAAAAGGAATGGGTCGAAACTCTCGTTACGGCCAACGGAGGACGGCCGGTTGTCTCTCAAAAGAGATCTGTCGAGCTCGCCGATCTATCGAATGATCCGGAGGCCGAATATAATCAGATCGTCGAAGAGATGGAGAAAGAACAAACTTACGACGTTTACGGGCAGGCAATGTAATAAATAATCATGGCGAAGAAAAGCAAAACGGAACGAGAGTATTATCTCGAGCATTTGATCCGATCTACGCAGTTCGGGGGCTATGTTACACGCATATATGACAAATACGTAGAAGAGTTTGCCAAACTTGCGGGATCCGCTTCGTATGATCCGGAGAAGATCTTTTCTTTTGATGATTATCCGGAGACAAAGGAAAGAGTCGGCCGACTCATGACAAAGATCTCCGGGGAGGTTGTCGCTTATGTAAATCGTGGGACCCGGCAGGAGTGGGAGGAGTCTCAAAAGAAAAATGATTTACTTGTTGATCGTATTTGGAGCAAGTCGGGATTACTTTCCAAAAAGCAGCTAGAACGGTATTATAATCACAACCTAGAGGCCCTAGATCAGTTTCAAAACAGGAAAATAAAAGGGCTTGATCTCTCTGATCGTATTTGGAAATGTACCGGGCAGTATAAAGCCGAGATTGAGCTCGGGATCGATGTCGCTCTCGGTGAGGGCCGATCGGCGGCTAAACTCTCCCAGGATATTCGTTCTTATCTGCAGGAACCGGAAAAACTTTTTCGGCGTGTCCGAGATAAAAGAGGTAATCTCCAATTGTCGAAAGCGGCGGAGGCTTATCACCCGGGTCGGGGAATGTATAGATCCAGTTATAAAAACGCTATGCGTGTCGCTCGGTCCGAGCCTAATATGGCCTATAAAGCAGCCGATCAAAGTCGATGGAGCTCTCTCCCTTTTGTTGTTGGGTATGAGGTGAAGCTATCGAATAATCATCCCTGTAACGATATTTGCGACAAGCTAGCGGGAAAGTATCCGAAAGGCTTTATTTTTCGAGGCTGGCATCCTCATTGCCGGTGTTATATAGTTTCTATATTGGCGGACGATAAAGAGATCGACGGATTACTCGATAAGATACTGGACGGTGAATATCCGGACGAGATTGATTCAGTAAACAGAGTAACGGACGTACCCGGGGGGCTTGACAAGTGGATAAAAGAGAATGCGGATAGGGCCAAAGGGTGGAGCTCCACTCCGTATTGGATCCGGGATAATTTCAAAGAGGGGGATCTATCAAGAGGACTTACGATAAAGGAGGAGATAAAGTCAGGCGCAAACGTTACAAACCGGTGGACGGGATGATAAATAAAAGAGGTTGTGTCAACATGTTGACACAACCTCTTTTAATTTTTCTTATTAGGATCGCTTTTGCCTCTAAATTTCAAGAATATCAATCCTGCAAAAACCAGAGTTGAACCTCCAAAAACAGAACCTTCTGTTTTTAAACCTTTGTAAACAAAGTAAGCAGAACAAATCAAACCTGACATGATGATAATAAAAGCTACAATTATACACAAGACGTTTTGAAATGTAACTAAGTTCATGTCCTTACGCATAAGTCCAATCTTATCATTGTTAAATTTGATACGAGCATCTTGTTCTATTTCTGTGCGCTTTTTTATCCAATTTAAACAATCAGGATCTAATTGCTGCAATTTTGCTAACTCATCCGCAGCAGGAAGGAGATTATCATCATAAACGGAGGTTTGTTCTACTGCAACACTTTCTCCCTGATGTATCAACCTGTTTTGTTCGGCTTTTCGTCCCATACTCTATTGAAAAGATAAACATTCTCCACGTTGAAGTTTTTCTTTAGCTTCTTTTGTGGATTTTTTGAAGTCATTGCCAAGAGAATACATATCCCCTCGCATATTCTTTTTATCAGAAGAATAGTTTCCAAAGTCTAAGTCTTTGATAGCTTGTGCTATATCTTCTAATTCCGGTGTTGATGGGGTCCCTTGTATATTAAACGCCGCACCAAACCTTGAAAGAGTTTTTACAATACATTTTCTATTCATACAATTTGGTGATTAAAGTTATTAACATGCGGCAAAGTTACGATAAAATGCTTTTTTCTCAAATTTTGATTCCTGTTTAACAACAGAAATAAGTATTTTTGTGAAAACCTTGCCGCTCTTTGTATATATAACAAACGCAAGGGATAAATGTTTATTTTGTTATTCGATTACTATTTCCTCAATCTGATCTATTCCTTTGCCGTATTTGACAACTATTTTTTTATTTTGCGTTTCGGCTTTCTCGAGCATAGGATAAAGATCCTCCCCTATGTGATTGTATGCGGCTAGTAGCTCTCTAGCATACTCTCGTTTTTCTTCAACTCTCGAAAACAGTTCCATTTCGCAGAGTTTAATATAAAGATCCTGCCCTTTCATTTTCTCTGTCGCCTCCTTACGACGTTTGTTTTATATATTGTTAGCTTGTCCGTTTTGACAGGGTTTCCGGGCTCAATACGGCCCCAAACTTTACGGATTGTTGTCCCGATCTCCTCCTCTCCTAAATTGTCAAATATGGCCCGAATTGAGCCGTAAGGGACGGGGGGATCTGAGGTATGTTTTTTTACAACGATGAAAATACTCTCCTGTTTCATGCTATTGTATTTATCTATAAGTACAAAGTTATATTTTATTCTTTATCTCGTTCATAGTCTTTACAACCTTTTCTGTAAAATCCTGAGTCGTCGTTATAGTCTCGAGGCAACCAAAAGGATAACTCTCTCTTAAACTCGCAAAGCTCCTCGTTTGGGACTTTCGGGGCGTCCGTTGGTTTGAAGTGGACGCAATAGTCACAAAATAATGTGGGCGGCGATGTATTTTTCGATTTGTTCATACTTTCACTTCTTTTTCGATTTGATAATTACATTGTCATCTTCGTCTATTTCAAAGCAATTGGGACAATAGTATTTATCTTCATGCTCAATCCAATCGCCCCATTCCAGCGCATTCTCGATCGCTGATTCTTTATCTGGCCATACATTATGACCTTCACCGTCCTCGCATATTTCACCGCAGTTGTCGCATGCTATACCATACATTTTTTCTTCAAATATTGCCATACTCGTTATTTCTTACTATTGAAACTTTTCATATACTCACAATCTCTATCACAAGTGCAATTATCATCATAGCAACTATCGTTGTGACTGTTCCAACAAGGACATTGTTTATGATATTCATCTAACTTTTCCGAGATATCTACTGGATACCACACTTTAGCTTCTGTAATGGTATCAATCCCCTGAAACCATATCTTCCCATTGTCAACCGTCTCAAAAGAGGTTATCTTAGCACGTTTTACGTTACTTCTAGTGTTCCGGTAAGGAACTATATCACCAACTTTGTAGCTCATGATTTTTTAATCTCTGTTTACTCTTTCAATAAATTCATCCGGTCTAATTTGCTGTGTACCTAACTGTTTCAATAAATTAGCACCTTCTTTTTTACTTTCCAATTTAACGGTGTTGACAAAGTTTTCAATGCACCCTACAAGCGCATCCAGAGCCAACGCAATATCTTCTCGAATAATGAATGACCCTTCTTCTGGATATTCATATCCTTTCCACATTACTTTGTATGGACGTTTTATAGCAAACGATTCATTATAATGATTGCCGTGAAGAACTTCTTTCATATTTTCATGCTTCATTTCTGGGGAATCAAGCGCAGAAAACAAATTACGCAAAGAGACTATCAAATTGTAATAATCATCCTTCTCGGTAATATATGGTGTATCAAAATATTTCACCCAAAACTCAACATACTCTTTCTTACGGTTAGCTGTACGTTTTTGTATTGCTTTGTATTCTATTAGTTCGTCCATGCATTTGAAACAAATACTGTCCCTTGCCGAACGCTTACTATCACTGCCTGTCTTACCGCAACAAGGGCATGGAACATCGCCTACATATATTCTTGCCATGATTCAGTTCTTATTAGTTATTAATGTTCATTCTCTATGAATATAAGACCGTTATATTCTTCATCCCAGCAATCTGTTACGTCTGTCTCATCCTGTAAATCGCAATATTCACCTTTGTTGAAATAACAGCCAATGCAAGGAGTCTCTAAATTATCGGTTGATATAGCAGTAGCCATCAATTCCGATCCTTTATGAGTAGTTATTTTATCTCCTGCTTTCATAACGCTAAAATAATTTAGGTTGTTGCCTTTCGGCTAATATATTGTTTACTCTCTCGATCTCGTCGTCAATGACCTTTTCAAGTTGTTTGCTTTCCCTCAGAGCCGTTTGTGATCTCGTTTGGAAATATTCCTTTTGTTTCGCTCTTAGTTGTGCTACGAGCCGGAAAAACTGCTTTGCGTCCATATTCTTAGAATAATTTTAGTTGTACATTCCCTCTTTTAGCGGTTCTATGGTAAATCGGGCATTGCTCCCGATAATAACAGGATCCGACTTTTGCGGCCTCAAAGCGCTTTTTCCAAAGCTCTGAAAAACTTTCCGGATCCAGGTCCCCGACGGTTTGATCTCGTTGAAGGAAAGAGGCTAGTTTCATACAAAAGAAACTGTTTTCTTTACCTCCGTTCTCAAAGGTGTGAATACTATCTCCTTTACTCATAATCTTACAAATGATCGTATTCAATACCTTTCCACGTATCCCCGTCATAATAGGTGTCTTCTGAAAGATCGTAAACGATCATACCCGGGGAGTAATTATTTTCGACAGAGAACCAATTTGTATAAAAAGGTTCTCCGGCTCCTGTTATTAGGTATCTCATGCTTTGTAATTTGTAGTTTGTAACTTTTTTAGCCTTCGATTGAGCTCCCGGGCTGTTTGCTGGCTGAGGGAAATATGTTTTATCTGATTCTTTATAATCCTTTTTTGGACCTCTTTAGTCCATATTTTATCGGCCGTCTCCCTCTTCCCTCGAGAATATGGGAAAGTAATATTTAACTTCCCATCAAAAAAAGCATCGTTTATCAATTGGGAGATTAGTCTCGTTGTGATTTTTTTTGCGAGTCTGATCCTCATTTTTTACCTCCTTTCCTTTCTAGGATCCTTCCTAGTTTGATAATGAAAACTCTTTCCTCCGGAGCTCCCCATTCTTTGCGCCCGGTTCCGACTTCAATACCTTTGTATTCGTATAGCATTGATGGGCGGGATTGACCGTAACCGTTGGTAAAACGAACAGCGTCAAATTCACGGGCTTTAGTAAATGCCGGTATTTTTTGCGTATTGGTTGAGTCTAGGCTAGGGCCTACGGCGAACTCCGGTAAATGCTTGTAATCCTTCGCCAAAGGGCTAAAGAGTCTATTTAACCAATACTTTTTAATCTCCCGGTACTCTTCTTTTTTCTCTCCGGAGGAAATGAGATCAAACCATTGTTTTGTTAGAGTGAGTTCGAGGATGCGGAGCTCCTTCTCTTTTATAGATTTGAATGGATATATACATTCAAATCCAGTATAACCTTGTTTGGGATCGACAATATTAAAATGTTGACCGGGAGAGAGCTCTTTCCGGTCGATCCACTTATCAATATATAGCTTCCTTATGGCATTACAACAAGCCATTGAAATATCAACTATTTGTAAAAAATCTCCGGATCCTAAGCAGGTAAGTACGCAAAGGTCTTGTCCTTTGTCTTGTAAATTGATTATATATTTTTTCATACTATATCCTCCTATTTATTTAATGATTTACGATAATGAATATCCTCCATCCCGTTAGCGAGTTTCATAACACGAGCAATTCTTTCCCAATCAATATCATCCTTTTGAGACGGTTCGGCATTTGGATCGAAAATATCATGCTTATTTACATAGGCTTCGATAAGATCCCGGAGGAGACGTTTTTTCTCCTTGTTAAGCTGCCTTCTATGAAACTCCCACATATTGAGTATCTCGATATATTGGAGGTCTGTAAGGTTTACAAATATCTGTTTTCTTTTAGAGTCGTATTGAGATCCCTTCGTCTCCTCACTTTTACGACCACATACGGAGATTAGTATTTGAAAAAAGAGTGTCATTTCGTCTTTGTTCTTATACGGAAATATACGCGGTATCTTTAGTTCCGACCGGAGATCCTCTATTGTAAGCCCATGTTTCCGGAGTTCATTCTCGAGCTTTATACGGGCGTTGATAGCCTCTCCTTGCTCTCCTCGTTCCGCTAGAGCGAGGATTTTTTTTAATTTGTCTATGATTTTATCCATGATCTTTAAATTGCGTTAGAGTAAAGAGATCTATTAAAATCCTGCTTTGCATATTGATTGTATTGAGACGTTTCGTAATCCTCCGGCTTCTCCTGGGATATATAGTCACGGCTCGAGAGGTTATCTTTATATATGATATATTGAGCATTTAAAAAGAATAGGACAGCCCGGCGCAGGAACTCTCTCGAAGTCGGTATATTATACTTTTTCATAACTTTGAGGATCTTAATAGTATCCTCTTCCGTTACTTTCAAGTGAATAACTTTATCCCTTCTAAAGTCCTTTGTCGTATAACCTTCGATACTGAGTACATCGTTTGCCATGTCGGAGAGGATCTCCGGAATATAACGAGACGAGTCGTCTTGTTCGATCTGAATAAACATATCTACAACGTTGTGCATTAGATCCATTATATTGCAATGTTGCTCTCTTGCTCTTGCTGCCAAAAATGCGTACTGATAGTTACTAACATACGTTGCGACGATTTGAGGCTGTATTTCTGTCATTACTTCCGATTTGTTTACCTCTAGGCTCAACGCTTTGAGGGTAACTTGTGCGCTACCGACAAAAGCTCCGATAAGGTCATTAGAAAGCTGATTTCTTGTCCGGTATCCCTGCATTGTAGAAAGTTGAGACATATCGTTTGCAAGTTTCCGATCAGTAACAAGAGCTACGACGATTTTATCCTCGTATCGAAATAAATTGGTCCAGTCTATACCTTTATGCGTAAAGATCCGTTTTACTGTCTTTGAGACCTCTTTCCCTTCATTCATGCGGATATAAGACTCAAACAAATACCTTAGAGTATCTCCTACGCTACGAAAGCGATAATCGATAATCCTTTGAGAAAACATCTCCCATATAGCTGTTGGGAGAGTTGTTGAATAAATAATTTTGTCCTCGTTCATGTTGTTGTTGCGATTGTGGGAGGATCTCTCCTCCCGGTTATTGTTTGTTTATAAGCAATCACAGGAGAGTTCCTCCCTATGATATTTCTGTAGTTGGATTGATTTGAGCCTGTTTCGGGCTTTTTCGCTCTCGGCTTTATCAATTAGTCCGTCGATCAGAACCCATTCGGTAAAATGGATCCGACGGGCCTTATCAATTAGATTTTGATCGTTCTTATTCATTGTTGAGATTAATGTTTGCTCCGAAACATTCCGGGTATGAACTTGGTTGGTCTCCTGTTCTTTTATAATCGAGACGAAGTGATTTATAGTCTTTGTTATAAACAACCCCAAACGTAGCGTAAGAACTTAATGATTCTTCTCTTCTCTGATTTTTACTTATCTCTTCTGCGATAAACTCGCATTCTTGGAGCGACAAGGTAATAAGTTCATTCTTATTGCTTTGCTTCTCTTTAATAGCTTCGCTATCGAGATATTGATTTAGACTATTGAGATCCTCAATAAAACCTGTTATATAAACGAGCTTCGCATTTCTTATATCTCTTTTTTCTCTTAATGAAGCGAGTCGTTTCTCGATCTTGCCTTTAAGATATTCCGGAGCATCGACGAGGAGGAGGTTATTTTCTCCTATTGCCTTTGTTGCTGTTTCGATTTCAGCCTCTAAACCTTTTTTGATGATTTCGTAAGACTCAATAAGTTTTGTTGTTGCGATCATAATATTAAATTTTATGCCTAACGGCTGTTTTACTACTGATTACGTCGGCGAATATAGGTGCTATTTTCAAAATAACGCAGATAAATCCTAGAAAATACAAACCAATTAGTTTTATTTAACCTTTAAATAATGTGATGAAAGCGAATATTATCGTGTCCAAAGGACGCAATACACTGAAAAATACTACATTTGCGGCAAACTAAATAGTTTATAGTATGGCATACGAAAAAGAAATCAAGTCGGCGCTTAAAAACAAGTTCCATGCGAATATGGGGTTAAGTGATTCGACTTACGAGAAGGTCGCAAACACATTGGGGGCGACTACAACAAAAGAGGAGGAAATCGAAACGGCGGTTTCAGGAGCAGAACCGTGGCTGAAAATTGTACAGGGAGAAGCGGACGTAATCCGGCGTACAACGAAAGGCGGGAATAATCCTGAACCCGGGGGCGGTCATAATCCAAACAATCCGAATCCTCAGAATCCGGATCCTACCAACATGGAGGCTTTGATTGAAGCCGCCGTAAAAAAAGCGACAACTCCTCTTACTCAGGAGATCGAGACTCTCAAAAAAGGAAATGCCTCTAAAGCCTTTGGAGAGAAATTACTCGGTAAACTGAAAGACAAAGGAGTCGATCCGAATTTTTACGGACCTGCAATAGAAGGCCGTGAGTTCACTAACGACAGCGAGGTTGATGCGTTTGTCGAAAGTCTATCGGGGAAATACGACGCTTTTAATCAGTCACTAGCTGATAAAGGCCTGTCGCAAGTTCCAAAACCCGTCCTCGGGGGAGTTAACAAAGAAGGTATTTCGACCGCAACACAGGCCTTTATTGAGAGTCGAAAAGCCGAAGCAAAAGACAATTCCCTCGGAGGTAAACAATTGTAAGTTTAATAGTTAAAGTAAACGAAATGCAGAATTATTTTAAAACAGAGAGTCCGCAGATTATTGTATTTGACAATAAGATCGAGACTGTGCCGGGAGGGATTACCCTTGCGGTTAAGGATCTTACTCAAAAGCGTGTCTCGGCCGGAACTCCGGCCGGTAAGGATTCCAACGGACTATATCATGTAACGAAAACGGCTCGTATTAATACGGCTGTTGGAGAGGCTGATAAGTCTATCAAAGTGGATAAAAAGCATAATTTCAAAGTAGGCGATATTCTCGCTTACGGATCGAAAGGTTATGCTATCACGAAAATAGATCAGTCCAATGCCGGTTATGATGCTATCACGGTCCCGACCGCTTTAGGCGCTATCGCTGTAGGCGAAGTCGTGTTTGAGGGAGACAAGGCCGGTGACGATGGAGTCAAGTTCAAATACTCACCTGTCCTATTGACGGGTACTACTATGGACGTAATAGAAGGAGATAACCATCTCGTCGACGGTGTAGTTCGTGGGTCTGTCCGTGAGGCTGCAATTGATGCCGCCATTTCCGAAGAGATCAAAAAGCTCCTTACGTTGATTCGTTTTGTTTAATCCGCAAAAAAGTAATAGATAATGAAACAATCATTAATACAGGGCCTTACTGAAAAGGACATGAAAGCGGTAGTCGATACGTTTACGCTCAATTCCTTTTATTGGCCGACTCTTTTCCCTTTGAAATTTACTCCTACTCTGACATGGAAGGAGCTCCGGACTAAATTTAGTGTTCCGGTGATTGCCGACGTTGTGGCTTTTAACTCGAGAGCTCCCCGTAAAACACGTCGGGTTGTATCTCGTAATCAGGGTGATATTCCAAAGATTGAGGTCGCTTACGACAAGGAGGAGACCGACATTAACGAGTACAATCAATTAGTACATTACGCCGGTACAGAGGAAGGGCAAAAAGCCCTCCTGGACTGGATCTACGACGATCCGGAGGCCTGTTGGAATGGCGTTAACGGTCGTATCGAATGGTTGGCCCTTCGTGCGTTTTCGACTAACAAGATTATTCTCAACTCGCAGAATAACGAGGGTATCGTTACGGAGGAGGCCGTACGGTTTGGTATCCCCGAGGACCAGCTCTCCGGTGTAGATGTAACTTTTAGGGATCACGCAGATACAGCGAAGCCGATCACCAAATTTAAGGCGCTGAAAAAGGCCGGGAAAAAGAAAGGCGTTGTACTCGCCCATGCTTTTTGTAATCAAGAAACATTCGACGACATTGTCGCAACGGCCGAAGTACAGAAATTTTGTGCCGGTTGGGTCTCTAAAGTTACGGAGACCGAGACGATCCCGGATCTTGATGCCTTTAACAAAGTCATGGCTAAAAACAAGTTATTCCAGTTCCATATCATCGAATCTCTTGTAACTGTACAGATCAAGGGTGTTGATACGGTTGTCGAACCATTCGAAGATGGAGTTATCGTCTTTACTCCGGACATCGTACAAGGTAATACTTTCCATGCTCCGTTAGCGGACGAATCGGTAAAGGATAGCGTCGCAATGAAGGTTAAGCGTTCTCATGTATTGATTAAGAAGTTCTCGGAAGAGGATCCGGTCGTTGAGACAACCAAAGGTTTGGCGAACGCTTTCCCCGCATGGGGTAACGCTTGTAAGGCCTTCTTAGTCGATACGTTGAATACTAAGTGGGAAAAATAAAAAGGCTCCGGTTATGACAAATTATCAAGCAGTTAAGGCCGATTTACTACGATATACAGTCTCAAAGATTGCTATCGAGAAAGCGTTAATCCTTGCCGGTTTGGATCCGGTAAAGGAGTTCGCCCTAGTCGATCAAGCCAAAGTCGCTAAGATTGTCGTGAAACTCCTCCGGGGGTGTGTAACGATCAAATCGGAAAGTGACGGAGGATCCTCACAATCTTTTGGAGATTCCGGGGATTTGATCGCCTATATCCGTTCTTACGCTTCCGACAATGATCTGGACTATATGGTTAGTGATTTGTCAACCGGTGATTTTATTAATGATCGTTCAGACCTTTGGTAGCTATGCCCTACGATAATGCACTTTATATCAATAGTCTATCGGACTCCGAGCAGTTGGAGAACGGAGATTTTGTTTCCTCTGATTCTGAAAACTGGATATTAGTTTCTGAATGTGACGAGATCCCATCGGATAAGGGGCGAACGATAATAGGAGCGGACGGAGTAAATCACGTTTACCAGTCTATCTTATTGACTCCCGAGGATTGCCCTATTATCTACCCGGATACACCTATAAAGGTGGTCTCGGAAGATGGAGAGATAATCTTAACCGGGACAGTAAAGCGCTTTAAGTCTTATAATCAAAATTGTAAGATATGGGTATAGTTCCTCGCTTTTCCCGGCCCGATTTGAAAACAATGCTAGCCGATAGAGTCAACCGAATCAATCTTGCAATATTGATACAACTCCGGGTACTTGGAGAGAAATGTGTCAATCATGCTAGACAGATCGATAAGACGATCGGCTTTGAGGATCAGACCGGAAATTTACGCTCGAGTCTCGGATACGTAATTTACTTGAACGGGAAACCGGTAGGAGAAAATTTCGAGAAGGTAAGAGGAGGTAACGAAGGCCTCGAGAAAGGCCGGAAATTAGCGAAAGAAATCGCCGGAGATTATCCTCGAGGGTTTCTTCTCGTTGTAGTAGCCGGTATGGAATACGCAGTATATGTTGAAGCAAATAACCGTGATGTCCTTACCTCTGCCGAGCATTTGGCTGAGAAAAAACTCCCGGAAATGTTAAAACAGATTGACGATAAAATTAAACGTAAATACGGATGATTACGACAGCCGAAATAGTAGATATGATTTACGAGTATCTTTCCGGATCCGCTTTGAAAAAAGCGATAACGGGAGGTATTTATCCGCTTAAAAAACCGGATGATTCCGCAAAGGAGGATATTGTTATCGGTGCAATTGATTTAACGAATGAAAGCGTTCAACGTTCTACTATCAACGTGAATATTTATGTTCCGGAGATTTCTGTAAGGATCAATAATAAAAATCAAAAACAGCCTAATAGGCCCCGAATGCGGGAATTACAAAAGATTGCTATCCCTTTGCTCAAAGAGGTATATCTAGGCGGGAACTGTTCGGCTTGGTTCACCAACTGTGCCGAAATTAAGGAGCCGGATCTCGACGTTTGGAAGGTGAATATACGTCTTGAGGCGAGGGTACATGATTTAGGTATTTAGTAATTAAATTAAATCAATTTGATATGGCAGAACAAGCTAGCCCGACCGTAACGGCTTTAGGGCTTACAAAAATAGAACTAGCAGATATTGGAGCGGATGGAACTCCCGGTCAGTATGAGGCTCTCGGTTTAACCCATGAGGGAACTTGTACGATGGTTGACGAGGATCCTACAACACAGGATTTTTACTGTGAGGAGGAGGACGATCCGGTCGTATCAATCTCTAAGAGAGGAAAGACTACGATTAATTTCTCTGTTATGAATGCGAATCCGGAGACGATGGCAAGAGTATTCGGAGGTACGGCAAAAGATGGAGTATGGGAAGCCCCGGAAAAGATGCCGGTAATTGAGAAAGCGGTAAGGATCACTCCGCAACTGGGGTGTACGTTTGAGGTTCCTCGGGCCTCATTGGTCGCCAAAATGAACGGTACTTTCAGTAAAACGGGAATTTTCCTTGTGGATATAGTTCTTACCGTTAAAAAGCCCAAAAAAGGGGGAAGAATTAAAATGACAGGGACTCCGGTAACTCCGGCGTCCGAGTAATAAACAAAGCGGCCCGATCTTGTGCTAGGGCCGCATAAACTTTTACTCTCATGGACGACGAGGAAATTAAAAAGAAAGTTGAACGGCAGGCGCTCAATACATTGCTTTCAAGGGGACTCTATTTTGAAATTCCGGGTAGATTGTTTTTTAAGCGGCACACTTGGAAGGTCACTATCCGCCAACAGTTGTTAGGCTCTTTAGATTATCTGACTGATTTGTATTTGCAAATCGATATCGACGAGGATAAGATAAAAGCGAATCCGGAAAAAGAGGCTAGGAGGTTGGCCGGGCAATATGCAAAGTTAATGGCTCGGGTTGTTGCTATTGCTTTCCTTAATTCGAAATGGAAAATTAGGTTATTCTCCCGGTATATGACAAATTGGTTTCTTTGGAAACTTACTCCGCAACGTTTGTTTGATTTAACTCTTGCAATAAAGACCTTATCCAACACGGCGGATTTTGTCGGCTCTATTCGATCGATAGCCCTAGTCCGGACGACAGCCCCACGGGATCCGGCGGATCGGATAGAGGAAGAGTAAAGATAAAGGGGTTGCGTAGCCCGTGGGGGATGAGAGCCTCGATTTGTGCGCATTTTCATTGGACCTATGAGTATTTGCTTTGGGGTATTTCATGGATCAACGTACAAATGTTTATTGAGGATTTTCCATCGGCGAAAAGTTCAGAGAGCAGTCAATCGGAAACGGGACAGGATGATTCAAAGAGAGTTATAAATCAGACTTTCGAGAAAAAAGAGGATCTCGAGGCCTATCTAAAAAAGTTAGTGTAATATGGACGTAAACAACGGAGCGTTAAGTTTCGATTCTTATATCTCTAATGCCGATTTTAATCATTCGGTTGATGAGATGGAACGCCGTATTATTTCCCTATCAGATACTACGGTTAACGAGTCCGGTCGGATGGACTCCTCTTTTAAGTCTCTCGGGTTGGCTATTGGTACATATTTCACCTTTGATGCGTTAAAAGATCTAGCGACAAACATCTTAACTGTCCGGGGTGAGTTCCAGCGTTTTCAAGCCGTACTCGAAAATACGCTAGGAAGCTCGGAACGTGCTGAGACAGCTATGAGCATGATAAAGAGCTTTGCTGCATCTACTCCGTTTCAGGTAGACGAGTTAACAGGGTCTTTTGTGAAACTAGCAAATCAGGGCTTTGTTCCTACTTACGCCCAAATGACAAAACTCGGGGACCTAGCTAGTTCAACCGGTAAAGGATTCGATCAACTGGCGGAAGCTATAATCGACGCACAAACCGGCGAGATGGAGCGCTTGAAAGAGTTCGGGATCCGGGCAAGCAAAGAAAATGACAAGGTTACTTTCACTTTCAAGGAACAACAGAAAACAGTAAAAAACACTTCTTCCGCTATCAGGGAATATCTATTATCTCTCGGAGATATGGAAGGTGTTACTGGCGCAAATGCAAAAATTTCCGCTACATTCGAGGGAAAGATCTCCAACCTACATGACCGGTTAACTCAGATATATAATGAGATCGGGGAGGAAAACGAGGATGCTTTTGGAGGCGTGCTCGACATTGCCGGATCTGTCCTCGATAATTACAAGGAGATAGGAGAGATCCTTATTGAGTTAACGGCTGTTTACGGGACCTACAAAGCGGGTTTGATCGCATGTATGGCGGTTGAAAAAGCGTCTACAATTATAAAGTACGAGTCAGCTTTAGCAGGTAAGGCCCTAACAGTTTCGGAGGCTCTAAGATCTACCGGATTGAAGCGGTTGGAGCTTGTACAAGCGGCTTTGAATAGGACAATGCTAGCAAACCCTTATGTCGCAATGACAGCCGCCGTCGTTGGTCTTGGATATGGAATTTACAAGCTCCTCACGTATGAGACTAATCTCCAAAAACAGCAGAAAAAAGTAAATGAGGCCGTTTCCGATTTTACCGCTCAGGTATTGCAGGAGGAGAGAGGACTTACTAACCTGTTTGATGCAACAAAACGAGCCGGTGAGGGTACGGAGGAACGTCGGGCCCTGATCGCAAAGATTAATGAGCAATACGGGAAATATCTCCCGTCTCTATTGACAGAAAAAAGCTCTCTCGAGGATATAAACACGGCCTATAAAACGATCAATACCTCACTAAAGGAACAAATCGCCCTTAAAATCAAAAATACGGCAACTGAAAAAATCGTTACGGATAGCGTACAGACACAAGCCGAGGCCATCCTTTCAATGAGAAAGGAACTTATTTCCCGTGTGAAAAATCCCGGGCTTGCAGATCAGATACTTGAGGAGATTAAAGCTACTACCGACGATTTTCAAAAGGCCGGATCGACCTGGCAAAAAGCCTGGGGGCAAGCGTACGATAATATTCAGCGCAAATACACCGGAAAGATTAAACTTGGAAATGCTTTCGCCGGAGATATGGAGGAATATATCCGGAGTGTTTTCGATATGGAGTCGGCCATTAATTTAGTCGATAAACAATTTGCTCCATTTATTAAGCATGTGCAAGAGTTGAGCGAGGACGTTAAGCCTAAAATGGAGGATGATAAACCCGACGCAAAAAAACAGGCTAAACTACTCAAGTCAATGCAAAAAGTCGGTGACGAACTATCCAAAGCCCAGCTACAAATTGAGGCCGGTCGGATAGCTATTATGGACGAGGGGAAACAAAAACGCCTCTCTCTTTTACAACAGGAGTATAACGAGGCTAAAGCGGAAATAAACAAGTGGGAAAAGGAGCAATTATCCGCTACCGGTATAACTTCGGAGCAAAAGAAGAGTGTAAAGGATACTGCCGCCGAACAAAGGGCGATTGCTCAACAAATATTGTTGAAAGAAACGACAAAGGTCGAGATTGAATGCGCAAAGGAGATCGATGCTATCGAGAAAGACGTTACGGCTCGTTTCCTCTCCGAATATGATGCGAGGAGACAGGAGATCAACGAATATTACAATGAACGGATCAAAGAGGCTAAAGAGGCCGGAGAGGTCGAGACGGGGGATTTTATTCAGTTTTTAAACGCTCGCCGTAATGCAGAGAGGGAGGATCTTAAAAAGCGAAAAGAGCTTTCAAATATAGATTATTCCGAAAATATCGATATGTCTCGCCTACAATTAAAGGATAATGGATCTTATTTCGTTGAGGAGGCCGAGCGGGAAAAGATCGAGATCTTGAAAAAATATGCTGTTATGCGTCTCGAGGTTCTCGAGCAATTATCCGACGATCAATCGAAAAAAGAGGCTGAGTTTGTAAAACTCTCTATTGAGGGTTACGACAAGGCTTTAGCGAAACCTAAAGTAAAGAGTATTGGTAAAATAGTTGATGAAAAGGCGCTTGTCGCCTTGCAAAAGCATTTTATGAAACTCGGGGATAGTGAAGAGGTCGCCGAAGAGAAAGCGGTAAAATTCGGAGAGTCATTCACCGGAAAAATGCAGATGGCCGCCGATATTGCCGGTACACTGAAAGAATCTTTCGGTGGAATGTCTGAGGGCTTGGATATGGCGCTCGATGCTGTCGAGGGAATAGCGAAAGGATTCGCCGAGGGTGGTCTAATCGGAGGTATAAACGCCGCCATCGGTCAAGCGGTCAATGTTGCGACCAAGCTCTTTACTGCAAAGAAAGAGATCGATAAGGATATGTTAGAGGGGTACGAGAACTACATGACCGCTATTAACGACCTGATCGATACTCAAATCGCTTTGCTCGATAAGCTCGGGGGAGCCGCATTCGGTGAGAATATTCAAAAAACGATCGAGGATCTCGCAAAGTCTATGGCCGCATCTCGCACCTTACTCGGTGAGGCAATGAGAGCAGGATCCGGATTATTTTCCCATTCCGACGGCTATAAAGCAAACAAAATGCTGAAAGGCTATAAAGATCAACTCCGGGAACTCGGAATCTACACGAATGATCTCAACGGTATGACTAACGAGCAACTTGTCTCGTTAAAGCAGATTCCGGAAGCCTACGCACGTCTCCCGGAAGGAATCCGTAAGTATATCGATGATCTTTCGGAGGCTACCGATAAGACGGAGGAGTTTAAACAGCAGGTTCAGGATACGGTATTAGGGTTTGATTTCTCTGAGATTTCGCAGGCTATAATCGATACGTTCACGGATCCTACGATCGACGATGCTTTAGGAACCTTTGCCGGCAAGGTTGATGCGGTACTCGCCAAAGTCGTAAAGAATATGCTACAGCGTAATTTGTTGATCGAGCCTATCCAAAAAATGACCGAGGAGCTTTATAAGTCAATGGCGAAAAAGGATGCGAACGGTAATACGTCGTATGAATTGACGGCCGATGCTGCAAAGAAATTTAAAGACGGGGTTATGAGCCTCGGTGCAAATTTTCAATCGGCATGGAAAAAGCTAGAGGAACAATTCGGGTCCGCCGGAATCACCCTCTCTCCGGAGGACGATAAAAACAAAACGGATAAGGAGGAGGACGACCGGATCGCCACCTCTAAAGGAATAGAGTCGATCTCACAAGAGAGTGCTAACGAGATAGTAGGAAGTATTAGAATGCTTGTAATCTACTCGGATAAAATGAGTATAAGTGTTGGCAAGATCGATGCGTCTATTCTACGGGCACTCGGCTTTTTGGATCGGATCGCAAATAATACGGACCATTTAGAGAGTATAGAGAAAACTATAAGATCGGTGGATTCCGGTATAAAGGATTTGGTTGATAACGGAACTTTTATCAGGCGTTAATATGGTATATAATTGTAACATAGACGGTGTTAATATCGGGGAACGATATGGTGTATTTATCTCGAAAGGGGGCTATAATAATATACTTTGTTTCCCGGCCATGAAAGCACCGGATCAAAATGATTGGTGAGGAGGACGGGATCGAGGCGGATCTTTCCGATCCTCATTTAGAGGCTTTGACCGCTGAAATAACTTTTGTCGTTTCGGGCGCTCAAACCTTTGTCGGTGACTTTATAGAGTTTGTTACGTCTCCCGGGAGACATGCCCTCTGGATCGAGTCACTAAAAAGATCGTGGGTTGTCCGGGTTGTCTCCAATCAGGACGTTAAGGATTACCGGGGGTGTAATGTTACAGGCTTTTCCCTTCAATTCTCGGTTGATCGTCCGGTTATTCCGGCGGTTATAGGTTCTCCGGCCGGAGGTGGGCTCGAGATCCCGGTTTCCGCTTATGAGATCGACGGGATCTCCTTAGATCGGTTCGGTATATTTATTGAGGAAGGAAGGGACGAGGTTCTTAAAATGCCGGCTATAAAAAAAACTCTTTCCTCCTCCTATCGTACCGAGGACGGGATCGAGTACGATGCTGATCTGGTAAAATTCTCCTCGAAAGATGTAACGTTGAAAGGTTGTTTTGTCGCATCCGATATAACAAGGTTTTGGAAGTGCTACGACTGTTTTTTCGGATCGTTGATACAACCGGGAATGAGGCGTATGTTTGTCGATTATATGGGAGAGGAATATCCTTGTTTTTATAAAACAAGCAAGGACTTTTCAGTCAAGGATCTCTCCGATTATGTAATCGTTAGTTTTTCTGTCACGTTGGTATTTGCCGTGTTCCGCATTGGCGCAATGGATTATTTACTCTCGTCGGAGGCAGGCGAGTTGATTGTCTTAGAAGAGGATGGTGAAACATGTATAGATATGAAAATTTATGCCAATTAAGAAAGTAAAAATAAGTGAGTTAACTCTTTCGGATACTCTTTCCGGCCTATATACTATTGGGTGTAAATTGGTTAACGGTGTACAGACAACTGTTAAGGTAAGTCTCGGGACAATTCAAACGGCCTACGAGAATATGCTTACGGCTATCACCAACGCCCAAAACGCAACGAAAGCGGCCAATACTGCGGCAAGTAACGCTAATACGGCAAAACTCACAGCGGAGGCGGCTACGGCCAAAGCTAACACCGCCACGGCGAACGCTATCACTGCGACAAATAACGCCAATGATGCAACCGGTAAAGCGAATACAGCTACGGACAAGGCAGATAAAGCCGCCAAAAGTGCAAATGAAGCTCACGACGGGCTGGAAAAGATCAAGGAGGAGACGGAAAAGGCTACCGGTTTGGCGAATGATGCGGCGAAGTTGGCGGGGGATAAAGCTGGTTACGCCAATAATCAGGGAAATTTTGCTAAGACTCAGGGCGACCGAGCGAAAGAGTACGGGGATCATCCTCCTATGATGGGAGAAAATGGGAATTGGTGGCAATGGGACGAGACGAAAAAGCTCTATACCGATACCGGGGTATTGGCGAAAGGAGGGGTCCTATATCCAACTTTTACAATTGATGAGAAAGATATGGGGCTTTATATGAGCTTTGACGATGAGGTGAGCCCGAACCTGATTAGGTTCGATAGTGTAACAGGTGAGCTCTATTTGAATGTAGGATAAGTAAATCAATAGTTTATGACAAAAATACTTTTAGGAAAAATTGCTTTTACGGATGCCGGTGCTTATTCATCCGAGGAAACATATGATCGTTTTGATTTTATCACCACGGACGACAGTTGTTATTTGTCCGTAAAAGATGAAAACAAGGGTCATGCGTTGACCGATACGGCTTGGTGGCGTTGTATAGCGAACGGTAAAGCTGCAACGGTAGCGGCAAAAAAAGCATTAGAGGAGGCGAGTAAAGCCTCGGAAGAGGCAAGTAATGCAAATTCGGCTTCTGTAAGAGCCGGGAATGCTGCAATCGAGGCAAAAAAACAAGCAGAATCAGCGCTGTCGGCAAAGGATGAGGTTCAATCCGCATCCATTGAGGCTCGTAGTATGATTATGGAAGGAAAGGCTCAAATTGCGAGTATGAAAGCTGCCGAACAGTCTCTTATGAGTCAAGCCTTACTTGCCCCTTCCTGCATGGAGTTGACCTATTTAAAGGTTATTACGTTAAGGAATCCGGTAGAGCAAAAGATTGGGGCCGTATTATATCCGGCCTATGTATTACAGAATGTATTTTTTCTTTCGGCTGGAGGTGATTCAATAACAGTAACTCCCGGAGGAAAAATAACTGTCAATAAGGTTGGAAAAAGCAAAATTCATGTTTTACCAACCAATAATACAAAGATTTATAAAACGATCGAAATCGAAGTCCGAGAACCTGCAATGAGACTTGCAGGAGATGGTTCGATCCGCCTTTCCCCTGATGGTAGTATAAGACTAACATAAGTAGTATCAACATTAAAAAATTTTATCAGTATGGCATTAACAGCGCAAAATGAAGCCGATATTTTAGAAGTGATCTCTGCGTATAAGCGAGGAAAAAGGATTAACGAGCTCCCTACCGCAACGAGTGGGGTACAAGGTTATACAGTAGAGGTACAGGATGAATCGGGAGAATCAAAGCAAGTGAATTTATTGCAAACGATTAATTTAGGAAACAAACCTATTGCTTGCCGTCGTTGGAATGAAACACTCGCTACACCAACCGGTGAGGCTTATGGAAACAAGGATTTTTTACGAGAACTTCCTTCTATTTTGGGGTTGGGTTGCTATTTGGTTACGGATGATCGCCATCGTCGTAAACTTGATCCGACCAATCATTATCGTTTTGAGGATGGATCTCCGGCCTCTTTGGACGGAAGCCTCGGACAATATATGTGGTGTTGGAATAAGCATTATTATGCAGCTTGGAAGGATGGGAATTATTACTATGAGGCTGTAAGTTTGGAGCCGATTGAGGGGCACGAGTGCTATTGTGTTCCGGAAGGAGGAACTTCGGCTGTAGGCGGTGGCGTAATGGATAGAACGAATAATATTCTTTGTTCTGTCGTGAATAATACACCTCAGTTTCGTGGCGGAGGAAACCAGGCCGATTGGGATAATACATGGCGTAATCAGTTGGGTATGGTTGCTACATCGATACAGTACAGGAGTTTTTCTACTTATGCCCGCAAACGGGGGGAAGGCTGGGAGGCCAATTGGTATGTAGCTCAGGCGGTGACGGAGTATCTTTTCAGAATTATTTATGGTACTCGAAATAGTCAGGCTGCATTTACGGAGGCAAAGGATGCCGAAGGCTTTTTCCAGGGAGGATTAGGATCGGGGGGAACAGGTATGCCAAATTGGGACCGATGGGGTTATTACCCGATTGTTCCGACCTCGGTAGGTGTAGAATTGGGTGATAATTGCGGGGTGTCTGTATTTAACGTTATGAATGAAGATGGTGCGGTTCATTATGCGGCTCCGGTTCCTTGTTTTTTTGGCTTAAAAAATTCTTTCGGGCATATATGGAGAATTAATCGAGGGTTACAAATTGATGCCGGAGCGGAGAAAACAATTGCTTATATCGCTCCCTCGTTGTATTCCGGGATGGATGATACAAAGACGGATGGATTGATTAAGGCGGCGGAGTTACCTCGTACGGAGGGGTATTTTAAGAAAATGTCAATGAATAAACTATGTGGTTTGCCTACTGAGATGGGTGGATCTCCTAGTACTTATTATTGCGACTATTTCTATACAAATGCACAGTCCTCTCAGGGTTTCCGTTGTCGTTTGTCGGGTGGCTGCGCTAACGTTGGCACGCATGCGGGTTCGTCTTACTCGTATGTCGCCGATGCGTGGTCGGTTACGGATGCTGCGGTTTCAGCCCCTCTCTGTTATTTTAAAGAGGATCCTGTTATCCAGTAA